ATCTTTAGCTTGAAATCTTACATCTCTAGCATAATTTCCATCAATCAAAAAACCTCCAAAACCTCTAATACTCTGTTGTGTAGCAAGAGCAGTAGCAGAGTTAGAAGCCATGTCATCTTCGTCTAGGACTTCATTTATAACTGTGCTTGAACCCACGTCTATAGAGGTGGCTGTTATAACATCGTGTGTGCCGTCGTTGTTATGTTCTTGCTCTATTACATCTATGATTGCTTGTTGTTGAGTTACGTCACTTACAAACTCCACTACAGAGCCCACTGCATGATCTTGGTCTGTTGAGCCAGCTCTCGCCCTTGTTAGTCCAGTTAGAGTGTTGCCAGCGACCGCCGTGTATTGAACGTATTCTCTCTTAGAAGCAGGGAGTGGATCACCAGATGAGTCAATTCGGCTAACAATAAATAGCCCAGGTTTGTTAGGAATGTTGGTTGTGTTATTAAGTGCAACGGACGCAACTTCACCAACATCAAGTTGTGCGTCTAGTGTTTTTTGGAGCCCATTTACGAGCGGTGGGTATAGTAATGACATATCTTTCTTATAATTTTTATATTGTCAGGTTTGCAAGTTAAATATAGTCGTAGGTACTTCGATCATCCCAGATATAGGTATAACTATCCGTCCCACCAGCATATCCAATCTCCATAGGATCAACAGTTTCATCTATTCTTTTTATCTTCCACCTGGCGTCTGCTTTACCCGCAACATTTACTGAGCCAGGTCTAGCCCAACCAATATAAGTAATATTTGCAGTGGTTTGATCTATTAACATAGATTCATCAACCTCTTTGGTGACCTTATATCCTTGAGAATTTTGATCTCCACCGGCCCTACCGTGCTCTGCCATGTCAATTACATTCCCGGGTAAAGGTCCATGTGCTCCAAATAGTATTTTGTAGATTGATTTAAGATTCATAGGGAATATAAGAGTCCATCTCTTTTTTAATTTCTGATTGTTGTTTGGCTAAATAAGCAAACCTAGCTACATAATTGATTCTCTTTTCAGACAATGGAGGTGAGCCTAGCTTCATCTCTAAATTCCTTAGAGCCCACATAATACTTTCTCTAGAGGGTTTGTCAGATTGAGTTTTGGCATACTCAAGTAGGGTATCAATCTTGTCTTGATATTTACTTACCTCGTTTCTGTCTAAATCAAATACATCGGCTACAGCGTTTTGTAAAATTTCACTTTTACTTGAGGTAGAGACAACTGTCTCCTCTGGAGTTTTAGCTTCTTCTACTTGGTTCTCCGGTGTGTCTTTGACTGTTATGCTCATATTCTTGCTCTTAATTGTTGAGGTTGTGATAACTGAGGTGCTCTAATCATAGCAAACTGTTCTGACTGAGCTGGTCCGCCAAGTGTAGGCGTGGTAAGGCGTGTTTTTCTCGCCTTTGTTCGCTGATCAACCAACTTGGCTTGTGATGGTTTTGGCGGGGTGACCTTTTTAAGTCTTACACCACTACCTCTTCCGGATAATTTAACGCTAGGAGTACCCTTAGAGTCAAACTTTAGGTTATTTAGTTGAGTAGCTTCTGCCTTGGAGAGTAGCCCCTCATCTACTAAATTGTCTAATACTCCTTTTGATACGAGTATCTGTCCGTTTATCTCTCGTCTTCCCTCGGCTAGATATTTAAGCATTGCCGGTCTATCTTTAGTCTTGGCAATCTTTTCAATTTCGTCTAGTACATGTAGTGTTTTAAGATCTACCTTTTGTCTAGCAATGTCATAGTATTCTACGTCTTTCTTCTCAAGACCAAGTGCCTCATAAAGCTGATCTGTCTGGCTTTTGGGAATATCTCCGGCACTTGATCTAGTTAAAATATTGAGTCCTTCCTTCCACCTTTCAGTTTCTTTAAGAGCTGTTTCGTATCTGTTGCTCTCTGGCATATCGGCTACTTCTCTGATCTTATCTAGGTTTATAAACGAAACGGTATCTTCACTCTTGTCATAGTAATATAACTTTCCCTCTGTGATCTCTGTTTCTCCACTCTTAGCTGATTTTTCTAGTTTAGCCTTAGCTTCTCTCTCTGCCTTGTTCGTAGCTGATTGGATCTTAGCTTGACTTGCATAATCCATGGCTAGAGCTACGTTTTGTTCTGCAAGATCCTTAAACTTAGCAAACTGGCTTCCTACCAAGTGAGCCACGTCACTACTTCGTGAGGGATAAACAGGCATTTCTAGTGCTCCTAGGGCCGCTTCAGTGGGTGTTTTTCTACCCTGCAACACAGCCATTGGTTCTCCTATATAGGGATGAGCTGTTTGCTCAAAGGCATATCCTCCCAGTTTTGCTAGTTTGGAGAGAGCTGGGTCATCTTGCTGATAAATTGGTGCTCCATAAAAAGTCTGATTTGAAAGAAGCTGAGAGCCCGTAGAAATAGGCATTGAGAAGTAAGTTCCAAGTCTCTCGGTAGCCCCTGCAATATCTCCCTTAATAAGAGAACCAGCTATTTCAACAGTTCTTCTTGGAACCGTGCTTATAGAGGGTAAAATTGGAATAAACCAACTTCTTCCAGGCGAAACGGGTATCTCTAGGGATAGTTCCTTCCCCCCTTTGTTCTCATGCATTCCCTTACCAGTTAATCGTCTGTTTAGTTGATCATAAAGTAGATAGGTTAAAACAGTTCCTATCAAGAATCTTCTGTTTAGATTAAACTCTGCTTTTGAAAAGTTTTTGGGGTTAATTGCTTTGACATTATTTACCCAAAAGTTAATCATAGCCTCTCTAAAGTAAGGAGCCATAAAAGTTGTATTAACAGCATTCTTAACATTTTCTGGTCTATCAAAGTTATCCACTATCCCATCAAAGTTTTTTAAGGTATCCGCTGCTAGTTTTCGAGCTTCTTCGTGAGCCATTCCACCCTTAATGCCGGAGTTGTATGTGTCCTTAAAAGTATCTACCCTCAACATAGGCATAAATCTTTTGAATGTAGCCTCACCAAACCATTTATCAAACTTCTCCCCCACAACTTCTTTTAAGCTACTGTCTTCCATTAGATTTTTATGAGCCTCTGAGTAATCATACTCGCTCCAATTACTTATCCCTTCCTCTGCCATCATCTTGAAATATTCGTCATTAGATTTAAGATAATCTAGCGACTTTTTTTCACTCATTGATCTAGTAAATGCCACGACCGGACTCTTAATTCTCCCGGCAGTTGCTTGTTTTATTACTTGCATTACACCAAACGAGTTGACAGGGGTGTTGGGGAATCCTGCCGCCAGCCTAACTTCTTGCATGGTTCTGGCTACATCAGCAGTAAACTTGAGAACCCCCCCTTCTGATTTGTACTCAAAAATAGAGTTAATGGGCTTTGCTACACTAGGTGGTGCTTTGTAGTCCTCAACAATAAGTGTTTTTCCCATCGTTGTTCTTGATTTGGGGAAAAATGGAGCGTCTATTCTCTGCCAGTCTTTTGGAGCCTTGCTCGCTGGTAAAAGATGATCTGAAGAGAGTAGGTCGTCTGCTAGTTGCTGATTGGCCAGTGCCCTATCTAGCTGATATTTATAATGTGCAATAAGTTGAGAGGGGTGAGTAAATTTGGGGGTTAGTCCCAATGCAATTCCCTCCTCATAAGAAGGAATAACCTTCTCTTTGGTAAATGAGGGCTTGCCCGAAAGTCCCCTAGCTCTAATTATCTCTTCCGGGCTCTCTTTCCAGACTTGGTTGACATAGTTATCCAGATATCCAATGTCCAGTCCTTTATCTATTCCCTGCTGTCTTAAAACATCATAGGAGTTTCTAAGTGAGTCAATGGCTTCGTCATATTTATCTATATCTAAACCTAATTTCTTGGCAGTAGCGTCCGTTGGGCTCTGAGCATACTGAACTATCTTCCAACCATCATCTTCTGGTATATCTGAGATATTTGGTGTGTTAAAAGCCATTCTGTTGGCTTCTGCTCTTGCGACCAGTGAAGATCTTCTCCAGTCTAAAACAGACCCCCTCACATCCTCCGGAGCGTTCTTAAGAGGATTAAATATATCATTGAACCAAGATTTAAGTCTGGGTTGAGCAATCTCTTGCTGAAGTGCTTCAGCCACTCTCACATCCACCTCTTCCTCCGTTAACTCATCTTGGATTGTGGGGATCTTTGTTTTATTAAGTTCTCTTTTGGTTTCTAACTCTCTTTTGTATCTTTTGTTAATTTCATCTGCTTCCCATTCAAAAGGATCTACTTTATTCTTGATAATCTCCATCGCCTGATCTCGTGAGATATCCTTAATCTGAGTGTTGTTGTATCCCAACTCTTTAAGTCCCTCTGTAGGATCAGAGATGGTGTCTAGTGTTACTGGTTTAGTTCTTATTCTTGCTTGGTCTTTAGGAATTTCATCAAGATTTATTTCACCACCATCCTTAAATCCCTCTAATTTCATTTGTTCTGGAGTTTTAGCTGTAAGATGGTAAACTTTCCCATCAATCATCTTTCCTGCTATACCTTGCTGAGTATCATCTATTAGACTAATTGCTTTATTTAATTTTCCTTGAGGAATAGTTTGAAAAGTTTTTTCTCCAGTGTTTTGATCAATTATCTGTACAACCGATGGCTCAATTTTTGGTGTTTGTGCTACTTGTCCCACTTGTTCTGGTATTAAGCCCGCTATTTCTGTTTCAACATCACCAGCTTTTGCCGAGTCCACTGAATAACCAAGTTTAGTGATGTCTTCAAATTTCTTAAAAAGCTTGTTAATATCGCTCATTACTTCATGAGATCCACCCCTGTCAGGGTGATTTCTCAGAGCAAATTGTTTCCATGCTGCTTTATATTGCTCTGGAGATGAATCCGGGTCTATCCCAAGTTTCTGAGCCAACTCTCCCTTAATGTTTCCTAGTTCCCTTGAGGCTTGTTGCTGACTTTTTGCAGTGGGATACACACCAAAAATAGAAGACATTGCCATATTGGCAAATAAGTCAGAGATAAATCTATTTCCTACTGTTTCAAAGTAGTTGGCATCCTTCTCAAGTGCATCTATTCCAGAATAAACGGCAGTTCTACCAGGGGATAAAATAGCTCCTTTAAGTCCATATTGAGCAATTCTTTTTGCAAACTCTAGAGTACCTTGAGCAACCTGACCTGAGAGAGCTTCTTTTGTGAGTGGTTCTAAAAACGGAAGTGTTTTAGAAGCTTTGGTTAAAAGTTTTTCAGTGGCGGGATCAGTAATCCCAAAAATAGGAGATCTAATCATCCCCTGGCTGGCTCCCTGTAACACGCCCTCCTGTATTGGTTTTCCCTGAATAAGGTTGGATATTGCCTGACCCCCACCTCCCATACCAGCTCCCATAGCCATTCTCTGAGGTGTTGCTAAAGGATTTGTTAGTGTTCCTGCAACCTGTCCAGCAAGTTGAGCAACTTGACCCGTTGGGGTCTGTGGTTGATAGTTTTGAAGATTTTGAGGAAGTAATTTGTTATCAAGCCCCGTGCCCATTGTTTGAGCTCTAGTCATACCCGTCCCAAAAGAATAAACAGGATCTGTTATTTTTTGAGGAACAGTTGTCTGCATTGCTCGCTCTCTATTTCTGGCTTGCCAGTCTTGCAATGGAGTTCCCATACCACGCTGCTGTTGGAACTGTCCTAGTTGTTGAAGTCCTCTTTGTGCTGAGGAGATAGCTTGACCTGGAGGAGTTAAATTGAAAGCAGCTCTGCCCACATTCCCAGCAGTCTTCCCTATTTGGGGATTGGACTCAAAGAAATCTTTGGCTTTTTTTACTATGTTAGCTATAGAAACTCTGGAGGTATTTTGACTCATACCCTTAATGTTAAGTAAGGCAAATTGAGGTTTGCAAGTTACCTCCCGCCGTAAGCTACATCAAAGATACTTTGTAGTCTTGGATCTTGATTGTAAGCTACTCTACCTATAGGCATATTGGTCTCATCATCAATTCTGCCAATCATCCCCGGTTGAGTTGGTGCTTGTCCTCTAGTTATATCCAGATTAGATTGAGGTGCCTGAGCCGTTACGTCCTGGAAAGCTCCAAAGGCTGCTTGTCCTGATTGACCAGCTGATGCTAACTGTGCTTGTCTGTTTTGAAGTTCCATTAAGCTAGCTTGTCGCATAGCCTCTAGTTGTTGATGGAACTGTCTGTCTTGCAGATCTACTTGGTACATCTGGTTTCTTACCTGTTGCAGCAGATCTAGTTTCATAGCACCCTTGTTTTGTCCTGCTTCTGCACCCATACGGTCTATCTCCAGCATCTTAGCTGCAAAGTCCCTCTTAATCTCATTCTCTGCTCTCTGTTTTTCGGCTACTAGCTGTTGCTGACCCATTGAATACTCTTCCTCTACTCTAGTTCTCTCACTTTCAATTTGCCTCATGGCAGTGTTAAAATCGGTGGCAGTGGCCTGAGCTCTTCGCTGTTGCTCTACATTACCAAGTTCGGTGAAGGCCTGACCCGCACTAGAAGCTCCCCCAAATCTTTGCTGACCTCCCTGCATCAGTTCGTTAAACAGTCGAACTGAAGCGGCGTCTGCGTCTTGTCTTCTCTGTTGTGTGCCTATTTCTGCTTCTGTTAGGGTTCTGTCTACGTTGGTCTTAGATTGGGTTAATTGTGCTTGTCTATCTGCTAACTGACTGGCTAGATCTTGTAAAACTGAAGCTTGAGAAGAAGTAAGGTTAGATCTAGCACTGTTTAAGTAGTTATTAACCTCGCTAAAGATGTTATCAATTTGCCTCATCTCGTCATCTACTGACACACTTGGTCTAGGAGCGCTTGGATCTTGAGTATCTTGTTGAGCCTGTTGTCCCGATGAGGCGTATGTTCGGGTAGGAGTGGTTGTTCTTAAAACTTGTCCTGAAGGCTGGGGACCTATTGGACTATCATAGGCTGGAGCAAAATTACTAGAAGCATAGGTTGGAGTTGAAAGAGGAGCAAGTGTATTTTTTAGAAACTCAGAAACACCAAAATCTTTTGTTCCCCATGAACCAATATGACCTAGGTTTCCCTGTTGCTGTGCCTGTCCGTATCGAGCAATTCTATCTTGTATCCCGCTAAGTAATGACATAATATTTTCTCCTTTTTATAAGTAAGTATTTTAATTGTTGAATAACTCTAAATAGGTTTGCAAGTTAAACTCTCTGTGAACTTGATAATGCTCCACTTGACTGTGCTTTAGCATCAATCTTAGCCGCTAGAAACTCAAAGTTAGAGTTTGCCGCACTTGTGGTTATCTCCATCTGTACTAATCTCGCTTGTTTAAATAGTGGTCCCCAGCGAGTAAGCTCATCTCCTGCAAATGAAGCACCCGTTGACTCACTATCTCCCCAAGGAGTTGACCCCCAAGGGTCCATTCCCCAGCCAGTTGCTCCCGATACCTCAGCCCCCGTAATAGTAAAGGCTTTAGCGGTTGAAAACACCCCATCTCTTGACTCGGTTAGGATGTTGACTGTGACAGATCCCATAATGGCTCTAAACAAGGTGTAGAAAAATCTGAGGATGTATAAATTACTCCAGGAATCAAAGAACTCTTTGTTGGTTCGAAGAGTTATAGTCTTGGGCTGTCCATCATCGGTATTAGTGGTCTTTTGAAACTCATATACCTGATTAGAATTAGCAGACCCCAGAACATAGTGCTCTGCTCCGTCTCCGTCAATATAATAGGTCATGTGTGACACTCCAAAAGGAGTTTTCCACGGACCAATAAAGCACGCTCTTTCTCTGTCATAAACTATCATCTCCCTTCTCAAGGGGAAGGATAAAATATATTTATTGTCTACATATAAAGCAGTAGCAGTCTGATAATCTCGCTGTGAAAGATTGGCTAAATAGGGTCTAATTCTTGCGCTGACCTCATTGGTTCTAATTATGTTCAAAAAGTTAGGCTCATAACCCGTGACATAAAGTCCATCTCTTCCTAAGTAAAACGAGTCATTTTCTACTGTAGCGATAGTATCCTGTGAAGAACAGCCTATCGCATTAGATATGGGAACGTATGTTGGATCTAAAACTGCATAATTCCCGATAGTGATCAGTTCTAAGTCTACCAAGTAAGACGACTTGTTCTTATATACTACTATTCTGTCTGCAATAGATTGAACCGTTAGACCCGTAATATCATCTCCTGAGTCTGGATCAATATAAATATATCCTCCTCCGTCTATCCAGGAAAACTTTGACTGGAAAGGATATCTCCCTGAAATCATTAACTTGTTGGGATCTTCTGCTGACACCAAAAGTAACCTGTCTTTATATTTGCAGATAAACTTACTTTTAACCCCGCCAGTTGTATTAGTAACGGGAGCTAGGATAGTTTGCGATCCGGGCATTCCATCATCTACATACTGGGTAATTCCGGCTTGAATCGAAGCAAGTAGTGTTTCATCACCCTCTGGTCCTCTATAAATCTCAAATCCTGCTAGTGAAGCGGCTGAGGGTGCAGTCCAGAACAACTTATATTGACTCTTGGTTAAATCAAAGGGTACATTTTCAAGTACGTAGTTGGTAGAGGGAGTGGTTGTCCCGCCTGAAGGTCCCACTCCCACTACCTTGTAACTGATACGATTCGGACCACTTGCCCCTGAAAAGTTAGTAGCAGTAAGTCCCGTTGGCGGTGAAATAGTCGCAAATACAGTTAAATTAGTTCCCTTATAGGTGGTAAAAACTCTTTCTTCTGAAACAATGTATGTTTCTCCACCAAGCTGTTCTGTTCTAATAATTGAACCAGAAGGCCATGACTGACCAGTTATTCTAGTGCTACCTGTATCATTTTTCTTAGCCAAGTACCCCTCATCCGTTAAGGCAAATATTTCATTTGTTCCACTCCCACTGTCTATGTAAGTGCCAAAACCTCTTATAGAACCTGTTGCGTTAACACTAAAGTATTTAACAGTTCCCCATCTACCTGTTGGTACCCCTGAACCTATTAACATTACATTATCAGCCTGAGCTAACTCGTTATTTTTTAACTCAGTGGGGCGAAGCATTAAGTTAAGACCTCCCCTAAAGTTGTCCCACTCTGCTACCTCGTTTTTAGAGGGCTTGTAGGAGGGTGTGCGGATGTCAAAAAGTGGCATATTAACTTAGTGGGTTGTAGGGTGTGGGAGTTGTGTTCACTCCTCCCCCTGGGTTTTTCATTCCCCTACCCATCATATTTAGTAATCGCTGTTCTGCCTGAGAGTTGATGAATGGGAATCTGTCATCACCCCTACCCTGAAGAACGTAGGACTCTACCTTAGTTACCACGTACATCGGATCAGGTAATTCACATCTATCAGAAAGTGTTAAAAGTCCCGAAGGAAACCTTTGATAAACAGTTGAAAACGTTCCTACTAAGGGTGAATTAAGAATCAAATTATAGTTTCCTGGAGTTCCAAGAACATAACAATATCTCTCTCCCTCACTTCTTGAATACTTGTCCTCTGGTTTAATCTCTTCGTAATCATTCCACGATCCCCCCGAGTAAATCTTGGGTACATCCTGAAACTCTCTAAAATCAGTAGGCAAGGGTAGTGTCGCAAGAGTTGGGGCAGTAATAGAAGTTTCATACAACCGTTTAAACTCTTTTAGTTGTCCGGTGGCTGCAGCGTCCCACACTGCTCTATCTGCGAAACTTGATCTTAAATTTAACTCTGTGCCCGTAGGTAGAGCCGCCTCCAGATCAAGTAATGAATTGGCGTGAATGAGGATTTCTCTTAAAGTTTTCATATACCTAAACTGTAGAGAAATTAAAAAGAGGTTTGCAAGTTAGTGTCACTCAAGATCTGTTTTGCTCTGTTTATGTAGGAGTGATTTTCATTCAAATGTTTAATAGCTCTATCTCTCATCTTGAGAGCCTCGCTATAATTATCAACACACCATCTTATCTGGGACTCAAACTCACTGTAGTTCTCCCTGTCATATCCTCTGTAGTGTTGTCCTTCTGTCATTACTTTGTCCAAATCTTTCACCCTCTCCAACACCATAGGGACTACTCCAGTAAACTCAAAGTTTCTCTGTTCTAGGTTCTTAAACTCACTTACTTGGAAAGAACACTTGCCACTTGATAAGATTTCACACGTCTCATCTCCTCTTGGAGCTTGCGTAACCAGTATATTAAGATCAGTTTGTTTTAGCCTCTCAACATACTCTCCCCTTAAGGTTCTATCCATTCGACCCATAAACACCACATCATATTTTAACTTGACATCATGAGGATAAAAGAAATCAGAGTCCAAAGCCATAGGAAGCCACCTACCATTTCCGCAGTCCAGCGCAGCGTTCATCATTGAAGGAAAGTAGACTATATCAAAAGTATAATATTCGCCCGGTCTAGCAAACTCTGCTATATCAAGCTCCCAGTAAACTGTCTTTTTACCTCTTAGGTTGCCAGCCCAAGGCATACTATTTACCATTAAATCAGGTATCGTAGGATCACTGAGCTCTAGCTTGGTAGCAATCTCACAAAAAGCCTTCTCTAGTAAGTAAGGAACTTGTAAGGTATTGCCCCTGTGTTCCTCGTTGGTGTAGTTTACCTTAAAGGTAAGTTTATTGCTGTCCATCCTAGTAATCCTGCATAAATAGTTTCTCTTAAGTAGTTGTAGGTGTCCTTCATCAAGTAATACACCTCATCCAAGTTGTGTTTATCGATCTTAAACCTCATTTAACTTACTTACCATATAATCTAACTCGTCTTTGGTTAAATCAGGATGAACACCTACAAAAAACCCATTGCTCATTATTTTATCTGTTGTGCTTAAATCAAGAGATCTACCCACTTTGTAGAATGCGGGATGGCGTGTTAGGTTGCCTGCAAATATAGATCTGGTTTGTATCCCAGAGCCTTCTAAATGTGCCATAATCGGCTCTTTCTCACTCTCTGCAATAATGGGGAGTGCAAACCAAGACACGTCCGCACCTTTAATAGATTTAACTACGTTCTTGACCCTAGATGATAAATATTTATAGTTCTCTTTTCTCTTTTGTACAAACCCATCTAACCTATCTAACTGAACAATCCCAAATGCTGCCTGCGCCTCAGTCATCTTTAGATTCATGCCCAGTCGTGTGTAATAATACTTGTGATCAAAAGGGGGGTGTGAAAATCTGTGCCCGCAGGCATTGTCTTGTCCTGCTTTGCAGTAGCAGTCCCTTCCCCAATCACGAATTGATACACACTCTCTATAAAGTTTAAGGTCATTGGTTAAGATTGCCCCACCTTCTCCAAAAGTCGTTAAGTGATGGGCGGGATAAAATGAAACAGTTGCCAAGTCACCAAAAGTACCTACTTTGCGATCTAGCCACTTACTAGAAACTGCGTCACAACAATCCTCTAGTAGTTTAAGGTTGTTGTCCCTGATTATTCTCATCAATCTGTCCATATCACACACGTTACCTAGGGTATGAGCAAATACTATGCCTGTGGTTAAGGGAGAGATGGCTTTTTCTACTTGATCTAGGTCAATAAGAAGATTCTCATCTGAGTCTACAAATACTGGAGTTAGGTTGTGATAGACTAAACCTGAAACGGTAGTTGGAAACCCTAAAGCTGGTGTGATTACTTCTCCCTCCATTTTAAGAGCTTGTGTTGCTATGAAGTTGGCACTAGAGCCACTATTAACTGAAACGGCGTACTTAACTCCCCACCATTTAGCCAGCTTCTCCTCAAACTCTTGTGTAAACTTACCTCCCGAAAACCACCCTGAATCAAACACATCCAAAACAGCCTGTCGTTCCTTATCATCGTAGATAGCCTTAGCGTATGTTATTCTCATAGTTGTGCCTATCGCTAGAATAATCGATGATAGCGTGTCTAACTGACTGACAAGCGTGATGTCCTATGACTACCTCTTCAATCATTTTAATTGGTATATTATTCTTCTTTAGCCTCTCTATATACTCTACATCGGAATAATATATTTTCATTGTTTCACACCACCCTCCAAGTCTCTCATAAATCTCACGAGGAATAACAAAGAATGACCCCGCTAAACCAGTTATAAATCTCTGGTTATCCACTCTTGGACTTGTTACAGTTCCTTTAATACATAAGTCCTTAATATCTCCACTTATGTGCCAGGTGTCATTGGAAACTATGGCTATAAAATCTCCCCCTGCTATCTTTAGACCCTGATTAACCGACCTGGTAAATCCTCCGCTGTTTAAGTTATGCACATACTTATCCACACCCCAGTTATGAAATCTTCCCCCGTCCTCTATGAGGATGGTCTCATCCCCTTTAAAGTCTTTTACACATCTTTCTGTCAATTCAAATAGTTGATCGTTTACACTGTAGGAAAGAATTACAACACTGAGCATATTCCCTCCTTTAGTTGTTTGGCGTATAAGTGGTGATCTGGTATGGGACAATCTAGCAACTCTTTTAGTTTAGGATTATCATTCTCTATCTCTACCTTGCAACCACAAGCTCTAGCTTCCAGTACCGCCCTCTCTCCTCCTCCCATTACAGTAGAGGGGATGTAGCAAGTTTCAGAAAGATTATAGAACTTGGCTAACTCCTTTGGAGTGACCATATCAGACACCATTACTCCATTTAAGAGAAGTGAGTTTATAATCCCCATTGACTCTCCCATATTCTCACGCTGTATCTCTCCTATTACTAGACGATTACCCTCTTTCTGGTTGATTAAAACCTGCCTTTTCCAGGATGAGAAAGTACCCACAGATATATAGTCAAATACTTTTTCTAAGTTGAGGGATTTGTAGATGTCGGTGTTAGTACCAAAAGCCTTGTAAGCATTGTACTTCTTTACCTTGGGAGCATACCAGTTGGTTTCATAAAAGAGTAAGTCATACCCATCGTCGGGTTCAAAGGCATTCCCCGCAATACACAAAGCCTTCTTTCTAGCATTAACTAAATCAAATCTAATCACCTTATCAGCCGGAGAGTTAAAGGCTCCCCAGCCAAGAACTAAATCAAACTCTCCCTCTACCCGCCCATGAGCAAGATTAAAATAAGTAATATCAAACTCAAGGCTGAGCAAATCAAGAGCAGCCCTAAGACCATCTTCCCATGGAACTTCTCTTTTATGTTCATAGACGAAAGCTATCTTTGATTTTTTTAGCATTTTCCTTCATCCATTTGGCTTTATCCTCTACGTCTGGGACTGTGTATTTAAGAGAAATAGAATCATCTTGAGCCTCGTCCCTTTTGTGAGGTAGTTTTTTATTATCTATTTGATCGATAAGCCATAGGTACCTTGGATCGTTTAAGCTAAACTGTCTGTCGTGTCCACCAGTTTCCTCATCATTTCCTTTTAGAGGTTCCCAGTGGTCTAGTGAGGTGCATTCGTTAGTATCGTCTACTATCAGTCTATAACCTAAATCCATAGCTCTAAAAGCAAACTCTGTATTATCATATCCCAGTGCATCGTCAAAAAACTCATACCAGCCATTTAACTCCCTAATAATTTTCATCGGCACTGCTGCATAATTCTGTTCAAAGTCGTATGGATTATTACTCTCTCTCATACCAATATTTTTACATCTGATGTTTTTAGATACATAATCTCCAATAACATCTACTTCTCCTGCAAACCAATCCTCTTTAGAGGTGTCGGGCTTAATCCTGCTTTTGTGTAGTGTGTCAACTGGAGCAATTAAAGCGTCAGGGTTGTGTCTGTAAATATCAACCAGTCTTTCTATTCCGTCTACGGGCATAATGATGAAGTCTTGAAGGAAAACAAACAACTCACCCTCTGCACTCTGCCAGGCTTTGTTATTGGCCTGTGCCAGTGAATATTTCCTATGCTTCTTGGGAGTTCCTCTTATGTATCTGCCGTCAATACCATATTTATCGCAGTATTCTTGCATTATTGTTGCGCGGTTCTCTTTATAGTCATCCACCACTATCCACTCTATGTTTTTATAAGTCTGGTTTGATATGTTATGTGCCATTATGTTCCAAAACCCTTTTCTTATAGTTGGGGTGAAACATGTAACGGGTGGATTTTTATAAGCTATAAACTCGTCTTTATATATCTCTGTTTTCATAATGATTATGGAAATGTAAACTCACTCACCCATTTATCCGCTTGTTTATCCCAAGTAAAATCTTTTGCAAACTTCTTACCCCTTTGAGACAACTCATTCCATCTGTTGCCATCTGCCATAAGTGAGAGTAATTCAGATAAAAACTTCTTTTGTATATCAGGATCTCTGATTTGTCCCTCTACCTTAACTCCCACTACTACCTCATCTAGTGCTGTGTAGTGTCCCTTGTCCTTAAAGTTGCATACTATGGGTACCACTCCACTCTCTTGCATTTCAATAGCCGTTATGCAAAATATCTCAGTGAAGTATGTAGGATAAGCCCATATTCCACACTTTTCCCTTAACTCTTTTAGCTTGTCCTTTCCTACTCGCCCGTGATGAGTAATCCCTTCTTGATTCATCATCATGGATGTATGCTCATACCACTTCATTCGCTCTGGGTTATCCTTAAAACGAGATAGAAAACCCTCCCACCCGTAACAGATGTCTAGTGTAGCCTCTGGGAACTTTGCTTTAATGTCTGGCCACATGAATAGAAGAATGTCCAAGCCTCTATCATAGGAACTACTATATATTAGCTTGTGTCTTTTCATATACCGTTCCCCACAATTATTGTATTGTCTTCTACCATAGAGGCGTGATATTTACTCTTAACAAATATCCCATCTATATCTAAATCTTTATACTCATCCCCGTCAAAAACATCGTGAAGATCTACATAAAACTTCTTGGCACTGACTCGTCTTGCGAGTGACGACCATCTCCATTGAATGAATATATTAAATTTGTCCTTCATATTAAACTTGTAGTAAGGTTCGTATTTAACCCAACCTTTGTCAAACTTTTCTATCATAGGTTTAGTAGGATCACCATATACTGTAACTTTGTAACCTTTCTTAGCCCACCTGCGGGATAGCTCTATTACAGCAGTCTCACTTCCACCAATTCCTTTTTCTAAACTTTCTGGTCCCCACTTTTCAAAACTGGGTTGTCCAAAGTTAGCAAAGTAACAAATCTCGTCTTTTTTCCATGCGCGTGGCTTTCCATACTTGTTCTTGAGCTTACTTATAAATGGGCGGTCAGTTATAGCACTAGGTAATGCCTGGATAAGCCTTTCTATGCCCTCAAAATCGTCTTTTTGTGCCATAAACCTTATAAGCTCATCAGTATTTTTACAAGCCTCGTTTAATTCCTCTAATTCTTCTAAATATTTTAGGTTTTCTTTGTTATTTTTAGTAGGATTTTCTTTATAAAGTAGTTTTGCAGCCTCCAGAGCCTCTTTTGTGTTCTTATCTACATTAAGAGACTTCTTTAGCATTAACTCAGAAGCTAAAACCTTCATCTGATACACATTTTGCATTGATGAGGACTTGGGAGTAAGGTCCATAGACAGTGCTACCTGTAACCAATGAGTCATTTTGTCGAATAACTGTAGATTGTAGTAGCCCTCGGCTAACATTAAGTACAACATTGGATCTGTTGGCCACTCACTTATCGCCCCGTGAAGTAATTTAACAGCATTTTCATCATCTCCCATTAAGCCCATAGACTTAGCCATTAGTGAATAGCAAACTCCCCTCTCCTCGTTCCATCCAGACTTAGCTAGATACTCTTGACCCATCTGTAAAACCTGCTTTAAGTCTTCCTCTTTATCACTCTCGGCGTATATCTTCATCAAATAAAGTAAGGTTCTGGGGTCTGCCTCACCCTGTTGTCTCTCTTCGTTAAGTTGAATCTCTAAAATCTTTCTGTTTCGCTCCATCCTCTCTTTTAATCTTTCCTCGGTTATGTTTCTCTCTGCTCCTGTGTGTAAAATTGCCGTCTCAAAAGAACTCTCTTTACCAGGGATATAGTGAAACCTTGAGTAAGAATACTTAATCCCTTCTTTTTCTACTGGAGTTTCGTGGAGTCTGCCCTTCCAGATAGTTCTATTGGGCTTAATCAACCTCTCTCGTGGGTGATGAACCTCTATCTCATGTAATGTTTCAAGTGATGGTTTGCCTTTGAAGTTGCACCCATACCAATAGGTTAAGAATACAGTGTCGTTTCCCTTTGCCTTGGCTATTTGTGCTATATCTTTGAGGTACTCACCCCCAACTAAAATATCGTCACTATCCATCCAAAGGATATAGTCAGCTTTTTTAACCTGTGAGAAGTTAAAGTTCCTCTGTGCGCTAAAGTCATTGTCCCAGTCAAGGTGTGAGTGATGATAGCCCTCCTTCTTTAAATATGCCTTAGTCTTTTCTATTTTCTTACCATTTGTGGTGATGTACACCTCAGATACATAATTCTTGGCACTATCTATCATCCTCTTTAATTGAGGTAACTCGCTGTCTCCGATTGTGATGGCGCATAAAGCTATTTTCATATAGTGTTAACAAATCTAAATAGTGGGTACTTCTTAACCATCTTAAGCTGATTGTCTCGCTTCATAAAATCAAACTCAGGGAATATGGCTTTAATTAGGTAGTAAATATAAGTGGGATAAGAAGCTAGATTTCTACCTGTTTTACCCTTGACCTGCTCATTTATGCTTTTCTCTGCCGAGAGGTGTTCTTTTCTTGCCTCAATCCATTCCCTGTACTGGGTGGGATAGGTGTCCTCCCATGTGGCAATAATAACATTCATTAACTTCTCACCTGACTTTGAAAGAGGGGTTTCTGGTCTACCGAGGTTGTTCCACACTTTGGCAATAGTATCACTGACAATAAAACCCTGGCGTGTTGGCTGGTAGTATTCCTGACCGTTGAAGGTTATTGTTCTGTCTTTCATATAAATTGCCGGCCTAAACGTGGGTAAAGACCGGCAAATTGTATCCCACGTTTATTTGGGGAGATTTCGCTCTCCCCAGGCGGATGGATGAGTTGTAAAGTTACCATCATCTTCTGTTTATAGCGTTGTTGCGTATCCGGTGCGTTTGACCATTGCTCGTTGCTGATAGTTAACGAGAGTAAACTCGGTGATATACACTCCGTTTTCTCTGTCACCATCTTTAGCTCTCTCTTCCCAGTGGGGTTCACCCGATTTAACTAAGAAGGAATGCTCAAGCAAGTCCTCACGCAGCCCGTAAACAGTCAATGAGCCGGCTACTGCCCTAACATCTTTGTGAGCGATAATCGCCACAGTTTGACCAACTTCAGAGTCATAGACTCTAATTTCGTTGACCAGCTTCTTCTCAGAAGCATCGATGTTTCGGGTCAGATTGGTTCCCATGTTAGCCACGCGTCTCTTAACGATGACGGGTGCTACTAAGAGATCCATGACGTACTCGCCTCCAACTCCATCCCAAGATTGCTGAACGATGTCGTTCAACTCTACCTCAGAGAATGAGGTGCCAGAGTTTCTGGCTGTAATATTGGTGGAGATCATGCCGTCAATACCGACCATGCCTCGAGCTACAGTTGCATTACCTGAAGCGGCTGCACCATTAATGGTGTTCCACTCGATACTTGCTTTAAGTCTCTTCAGGGCTCTTTCCTTCTCTTTTCCAAGAGCGTCTTCGCCTGTGACCATAGCAATAGATGCTTTGGTTCTGGAGAGTCTTACTGGCTCGTCGACAATGATTGTCCTGTTACTAGAACGAGTTTCTACTGGCAACTCTGTATAAGTGGTGGCTGCACCCTCGACATTACCTGTTACAGAAGTGGGTCGAGCTTGGTAAAACAAGTTCCATTCATGTAAAGGTTGCAAGGCCGCAGGACCAACACCTAAATTAGAGATTAGGTAGTTGTCCTCGTTCGGGGATACGTCTTTTAGAATAGATAAAAGCGACTCGCGCATTTCATTTACTCCGCCATACGTATTCTTCGTAAAGGCCATTTGTGATTTCCTTTGCTAATTAATAACCTGAGCGTCTCAACCTTTCGGCTAAGGCACCCTTTTTGCCTCTCATTGTTCCGGCCTTTAGTGCATCAAAATCTGCACCTGTGTACCTTCCCGCTGAGTTGCCTGTGGCCATAATCTGCTCTTTTTTAGTCTGAGACTGAGTGTCGGCTTCTTGTGGTTGTTTCACTTCCTCCTCCTTTTGTTCCTTAATAGGTTCTTTGGGTGAGTATAGTGAGCCAACTTCCGTTGCTGCCTTAACTAAGTCTTTTTCTCCTCTAAAGGCTTGAGCTATTAGTTTATCCCTAACGTTGTTATAAAACGTTGAATCAAACTTGTCGCTGTTTGGATCTAGCTGTGGGAATTTAGAGTAGGCTTCACGGATTTGTGCTGTTTCTTCAAATCTATTGAAGCGTTCAGCTGCCATCCTAGCAGACTCCTCAGCCCTTCTAGCTCGATCGTTAGCCTCTTTTAGAGCGCTTTTAAGAGCGTTGGTATTAACATAATCAAAGCCATCTTCACCTTTGTTTATCAGTTGTTCTGATACTTGGTCAACCTGTTGCTGGTCTAGGTGGCTAAACTGGTTAGCGCTAAACTGCGGTAGTTGAGGTGGTGGTCTCAAACTATCTAATACCGATGGTTGGGGTTGAGTTTTGGCTCTTTCTAACTCCTCTTTGAGTTTCTGATTGGATTCTTTGAGCTTTTCAAACTGCTCGCGAGTCCTCTCGGTTGTCTCATCGGGGAGATCCCCTTCCGTTTGATCTTCATCACTGGGCATTGGTGATTGGTCTTGATCCTCCATTTGTTCTTGCCCTTGTGGTTCATCAGGCATTTGAACCTCCTTCTTAGTCGAAATAATTATGCTCAGAGTTTAGAGTGCGGAGCATCAGCACTCTCGACTATTTACAGACTAACCATAAATGAAATAGGTTTGCAAGTTATCTATTTTGAAATAACTCCTGAAGCTCGCTTAGCCTGAACCCCCTCCACGCAGCTCCACACTTACACCTTAACTCTCCGTTTACTATTTTGGCACTCTTATGAGAACATCTCTTAAGATCAATAGTAGTAGATTCAGAAACGGGGTCATACTTCTCTTCATCCTTGAAATCTATTGGGGGGAGCTTATTAGGAGATGCCATCTGCTTTCTTTGGAGCTTTTATAATATCGTTTAATTTAATAATGGTATCACCAGCATTTTTTAAGACATTGGCAAGCCCTTTGTAGGCTTCCATTTGGTAATACTCTTCCCTGTAGGCTTTAAGTAGTTCTTCTTCGCTCTTATATTCCTTTGGGTTGGGCCATTTGCTCGATTGCAGAACTCCCTCCAGTATCGGCTTGAGGTACTCCTGGTAGTCCTGGCTCTGGTATATTCTGTGCAGGCCCTCCTGGACCTTGACCTGCTTCTTGAGATTGTCCTGTTTGTTGTTCATCTGTCTGTTGCTCCATTCTCTCAAAGTATCTCTCGGCATCTTTTAGTCCAAGATCTTCAAGAGTATTAGTTAGTAACTCTTTGATATTTACTTGATATCCTTCTTGTTGTAGTTGACCAAGAATCATCTGATTACTCGTTAACATTTCAACCGCCTGTAGTCTTGCAGCCTGAAGTTCTTGATCAGCTCCAATTGCCATGCTTTTAACATCAGCTACGTAGTCATAGCTTCCCCGAAGGTCTTGTGGTACTACCGACAGTTCAGCGGTGTCGTTTAGCTCACTCACTCTCATCTTGGGTTTAAGTAAGATTTTTTCTGGGTCTTTCTCTTCTAGGTTTACTTGTACTGGGTGACGTGGTACTTTCCCCGCTTCAATTAAGTTCTCAAGCTCAATGTCGTCAATATCTCCCCCTTGAAGTTCAATGATGTCTACAATAGCCTGCATAGACTCATCGGGTAAAACCATATCATCTAGTCCAGATCGCTTAAAGTAGTTATATGCCTCTGTGCCGATAATCCTAAGCACATATTCATGCTTTCTCTCATCTGAGAATAAGAACTGTTTGTTGTTCTCAAGCCACATTCCCATAATGTCGTGGATAAATTCAGCTAACTCGTTTTGATTGCGCTGATCTCTAGTTTGTTGCTGTCTAACAGTTTGATTTATTTCAGTAGCAGTCTTGTCTCTATTAAAAGGATCAACAGAGCTTGAAGCCTGCGACATATCTCCCATAGCTATATTGAAAGCACTAACCAGTGCACTGTAGGTGGTTTGGAACCATCTTTGTGCGTCCCCAGATGCCCTCATCTCCTCTACTGCATCCTGTCTGGATACCAACCACTGAGCTTCTGGTCCGTAAACGATCGTCTCAATTCTAGCTGCACCTTCAATAATCTTAATTGGAGGCCGCATCTTAATATTCATCTCATCTAAGTAACCACACACCACAGCTTGTATAGCCTTCCATAGTGAGATTACGGGCTCTACTTCACTCTCACCAATTGGATCATCTTGAAGAGGATAATATCTTAGTTGTGCAATAGGAATTCTGCCGTGATCGAAGGGATTATCAATATCTCGCAAAACAAGTTTATAGTGAGGTGAGAAGGTAATCCATCTGTCCTTCCTGTACTCTGTAACTAGTTCTACTACTGGGAATGCTCTATCCTCTCCTAGTCTGTCTTCCAATCCTTTTAACTGTTTAACCCTAGAGAGTCTTTCTGTTGATTTTTTGTCAGAGTGTTGATAACTTCTGTCCTTCATTAGTCTCTTTAGTTCCTCTGTGAACTGGAACCTTGACTCTTTGCCCACTGTCTCGTTGTAGGCCTCTAGATCTTCTATATACCACCACTTTCTGTGTTGAAACCATTTGGCGTCCTTAATGTGTGTAGCACCTGCATCCATCCCACAATCTCTTATGTCTAGTGGCTCTAGTTCATTGCCATCAAAGATTAACTTTCCATCCTTGTCTTTCTCAGTCTTCCAAGTAACAAAGGCAAATTTAGATCCGTAGAGTCTAGCATCCTGTGAGCTAATTAACATCTTAGTTTCCATACTGCCACCGTGGTTGGCGTTCTCCCACTGAAAGTCTAAAACAGAGTTGTTCACCCTTGCAGAGAGAATATCTCCACCCTCACGTGGTACCAGTCTTCCTCTTAGCTTGTTGTTTAGGAGTCTTGCATCTTTCTCAATAATGGAGGTTCTTATTCTAGGATCGACTACCCTTGATTGATATGGCCAGTCTTTTGGTAATTCTCCCCAATACGCATCAGTTACGTCATTCCAACCATTCTTCCTAAGTGCCCTCTTATCATTGTCCTCTGTCCAGTCCTGATAGTGCTGACTTACTTCTAAAAGTGTTTCGTCTTCGTGGGTTTGTTTTGTTTGTTTGTTTTTTGCCATACTTATAAACTAAATAAATCTGGGTTAGGTTTGCAAGTTATCTCTTAATTACTCTAACCAGTTGTGCATAGGTTGTTATCTTGAGTGTGTATGAAGCGTTCTGACACTCCGGACATACTCTCAAGAAATCTCTGTTTAGTCTGTCCATTGGTATCATATAAGCCGGGATGCTTTTTGGCATCTGTGCCCCACAAACCTGACAATACCACTTCTCTAATTCTTTTTTAACCAGTCCTTCTCTTGCTCCTCCATACTTAGTCCAACCATACATTGCCTTTGTTATCTGTGTGCCTTGAGAGTTACAGTCTGGGCAATTCTTTGGTTTGGGACCACGTGTGCCATTGTGTTCAAATTCATTTCCACACGTCTCGCATATTAAGCTATTTGCCATTTGGTTGGGTTAATTGACATAATAGGTTGTGTTTCTTGCTTAACCATTGAGTTTATCGCATATCGAAGTGCGTCCATACTATGATCAAAGCCTCCCTCCGGTGTGTTCAACATCTTCCCATCCTTGTCAATCTCCCATAAGTAGTTCCTGTACTCCTTGATGGTGTTGATACTTCGCTTTGTAAGACTTATCCTTTGGTTTTGTACGTACTGAATCCCCTGGCTTACAGAGTCTTTACCCTTCTTTGAGGGTAAGATTGAAATACCATAGCTTGAAATCTCATCAATACTTTTGGGCTCAGCCGAGTCTGCTATTACTAAAGCATGGTCTAAATTCTTGAAAATGTCTGCTAGTTGCTTGTTGTGAAGTCCTTTCCTGTAAGTGATCTCATCTATGATAAATCCTCCGTTGTACTCATAGATCGCCAATATGGCGCTGGGGTCGTTGGAGTAACCAAAATCAAGCCCGTATCTAGTTAGTCTTGCCTCGTGTGGTATCTCATCTATTATTGCCCAGTCTGTGTATATTCTACCTTCTGCCTCACCCAGTTGCCCAAGTCCATAAACTTGCCAGAATCTCTTGTTAGAACGTCTTGACTCTATCGCTTGTACTATAGACTCATCTAAGGCCTCATTGTCCTTGTAGGTTAAAGTGATAAAGTCTATCTCTAACTCTTTATTTGGTTGAAGTTCTGTATAAAACCAAAACTCACTAACTGGGTTCCAGTCCATAAGAATAATCTTCTTGGTTCTAATATCAAGTTGTGTATAGGTTTCAAAGGGAATGTTGTTTGCCTCGTTTATAAAAAGCACATCTCTTCTTGGGCCTCTTACCTTACCAGGTTGATCTGCACTGAAGAACTCTATTTTACTACCTGTTTCAAATGTATAGGTGTAATCTGTCTTATTCCATCTCTCGGCCTTAAAGTAGTTGTGCGTTTCCATAATACTTAAAAAATCCCTCATAACACCTCGCTTAAGGTGTGGGAAACTCTCTGAAACTATGGAGATTAACTCATTGTCTACTGTTTGGGCGTAGCCTATTAACCATATAAGAATAGAAACAGTTTTAGAAGCACCTGTGCCGCCACTAACTGCCCTGATTCTCGATTTTAATTTGGCTATCTTCGCTGTTGCTGTTGTCTCGCTGTACATGGATAGTATAAATAGGGATTGGTTTTATATTACCATCTTCGTCTTCAAATGTTTGTGATTTAAGGTCTGGTAATATCTTATCCATTATCTTATTAGCAGCAGATACTCTAACACTATCTTGTTTGGCGTTTCTCATTATTTCAACTAAAGTCTCTAAAGCCTCTGGAAAGTGAGCCTGAAGTGTTAAGTATAGTTCCTTGCGTGAGTAAACCCCCCCACGCCTTGTCTTGTCTGTACCCATAATCGTTAACTATAAGCTATTGTTGCAATTTATGCAAGTATTTTTGCCTTTTCTCTTAATTTGTTATACCACTTCTCGCCACGTTTTACTTTAATTGCCTCTAAAAATTCAATTGGTGCTTTGTGAGCCGATAGTTTGGTATCAAACAAATGGTGCTTCACACAACAACAAACCCCATTTTCTATATCGTGTCTTACCACCTTGTTACTTCTTGAAAATATATGATGTGAGTTTAAGTTTTCCTTTGAGCCTTTGAGCCACATATCTCGCACTTGTAGCCGGCACGTTTTTTAACTTCCTCACTCCACTTAGCATCTTTCTTTTTAGTTATGTAGCTTTTAGAGGATTGTTTTTTAAGACGCCTGCTTTTTGCTTTGCAGTCGTTACAAATTCTCGATGTAGGTTTCTCAAAAAACCTAATTAGTCTTTCCTTTTTGCATTTAGAGCAGACTTTACGCTCTCGGATATTCTTTTTAGTCTGTTTGCTTTTTTGATAGCTCATGAGAACAAGATTATCAGTGTGTTTGATAAAACCACCAATAATGATAACGCACATACCGCTATGTTTGCTAGTTTAATCTGGTATCTGTTCATAATAAATAGAATAGTGGCGGTTGAGATTACCTGAAAGATTAAGTAGTAGCCCCAACCGCCTTTAATTAAATAGTCCATAAGAGGATTGGACTCATAAGCACCGTAACGCGTAATCAGTGTGTATGTAGTAAGTATGTCTGCTATTCTGAGCAGGACAAAGACTCTAGGCATTTGTGCATCCTCCCTTTGTGAATAGCCAACCCTCTTTTGCTATCGGTCACAAAGTTACAATGCGGACAGTGGTATGTTT